GTGAAGTGGAAACATGTTAGGCTTTAAGAGCGAAAGCTGGTTCCTCGGCACGAAAACCTGCTGGTTTTTCGAAAGCCATCTTAAACGCGAATTGTTCAAAGTAATGTGGAATTTGAGGACCCACCCAGAGGAGTGGCAGGGACTTCTGATGCATGACAACACAATTTATGACCTTAAAAACCATATAAGAAAAATGAGCATCTGGACAGCAAATCATCCATATGGGACTTCTTTTACCATAGGAGGGCGGAAGTATGGAGGGGTTAACCCTGTCAGCGTGTGGTTTGGCATTTTAATCCCATGGAGGCGTAACCTGCATAAATTTGCGATGAAAATGGCCAGAAAACGAGAAGTCAAGAAGTGGGGAGTTTGGTGGGATAGCATGCCTCATGAACAAAAGAAAGAGTGGCTTCAATGAATAGGGCAGACCTAGTCAGAACTCTTGAATTGGTCAGACCAGCTTTAGCCAAGGATAACGTCATCCCCATTTACCAATGCTTCTGTTTTGAAGACGGGCAGGTTTATGCCTACAATGACGCCATTGGGATCATTGGCCCCGCTGAGGCTGAAGGTACCGACCCATTTGCTGTCCACGGCAACACGCTTCTTGGCTTGTTGAGCAATAGCTCCGCCGAAGCAATTGAATTGGCTTTCAAGGGGGACACGCTGGAGTTAAAGCTTGGCAAAACAGTGGCGGCGTTACCGTTCTTTGCCAAAGAAAATTTCCTGTTTGACCCAACCAAAGCCACACAATCCGATACGCTTCCAATCACTGTGACCTTTATTGAGGCAATGAAGGTTTGTCTGGAAACGGTTTCCCATGATGAAACCCAACGTGCCCTCATGGGGCTTTGGCTGGATGGAAACCAAATATATTCGTGCAATGGCGACATGCTGACCCGCATCACGTTGAAATCCAAGCCCAAGCAAGCCCGCATGCTGCCGACTGGCTTTTGTCAGGCGGTTATTAAGATTTGGGAAAGCTTAAACCTGACAAAGGGTACCCTGAAATACTCAGATGAATGGCTGATAGCAGAATTCGACGAATGGCAGATATGGGGGCGTGTGCCTGAGATAAATGAAATGCCTGCGTTTGATACGTGGGTGAAGAGGACGGGCAAAGGCGAAACCAAGCCGGTGCCGACGGCCCTCAATGACGCTCTCTCAAGGGCGCGGGTACTGGCTGACCCTGAAAGCCAGAAAACCACCATTTCCATCGGAAAAGGCAAGGTCCATCTCACAACGTCAACCCACATGGGTGACGTGGATGATTTTGTGACGTTCAAAGATCATCCTGACATTTCGTGTGCCATCAGTGCGGCACATTTGCAGCAAGCCTTGGTGCATTGTGATCAGGTAGCCTTCCATGAGGACTGTGTGGTTCTGGAAAAAGCGCCCAACGTATTCATGCTCATGGGCACTATGTGACCTGCTTATCCGGTTGCCGCACACAAACGCTGAGAGGTACTAGATGTTGAAGCGACAAATTGAGCACATGGTCGCTCGTTTCCTGATGTGGAAGCTGCCGAAGCCATGGACCCCCGACAACGGTATTAGCTACAGCAGGCCGAACTACGCTCATGCGCCGGCCGAACACGATTGGCCGACAGGCACAAACCTTTTCGACGCAACGCAAGCCGACGCGATGATCCGCCACATAGTGGAGGGGCTGCCGCAAGTGGATGATTTCCGATGGCTTATCGAAGCGCCGGGGACGAAATATCTCGCCGTGCGGGTTCTGACGGGCTCGGCGGCCTTTGAATGGACCTCCGACCATAACCGTGCGCTCGCGTTTCGTTCGCAAGAGCAGGCAGATGGCGCGATGGCTGCACTTCGCCAAATGGATCGCGCTTTGACGGCGAAAATCAACCACGGGAAACTGAGTTGGGGAGAGCTTTTCGCATTCGAACCGACACTCGGCAATGCCAAGGCAGTCGAACATGGCTGGATGTCATGACCACAATATCTAGGGCCGTGTGCGACAACCGGATAAGCATGCTACGTGACAGTGGGGATTAAAGCCATGGTCAAGGCATACATGGCAAAGCATGAGCTCTCATGAGTTTTTTCTTTACTAAGGCGAAAAAAGACTCACCCAAAAAGGGTGCTGGCTCAAAGCCCAAAGCAGCCAACCAATCATCCAAGCAAACCCTCAACCGCCTCGGTTGCAAGGGTTGCCCGTTGGATAAGGCTGACAATTGCCGCCCCAAGATGCAGCCAGATCTGGCTGACAAAACCGATGTCTATTTTCTTGGTGACATGCCACAACAGGCAGATGACGAGAAAGGGCCGTTTGAGAGCCCTGCCGGTCACCTATTGCGCCGCCTTGTGGGGTTTGACGTCCGCCGCAGCAGTTTTGATTATGTGATTCGTGACTATGACGAGCACAAAAGACAGCCTTCATGGGTGGCTATGGAAAGTTGCCGCTCTTACATTGTGAAGACAATTGAAGAAACGAAGCCAAAAGTAATAGTTGGCCTTGGCATCTTACCATTGCAGTGGATGTTAAACTCAAGTGACATGGTTGGGTTGCGTGGCCGGATTTTTGCCGTAACTGTTGGCAATCACGCTTGCTACTTCCTGCCAACCTATGGCCCTGACTACATCATTGAGAAGGCATTCAAACCGGATGAGCCGTTGCGCTCAAAGTTTGGCCATTGCCTCAAATTTGATATTAAACGCGCCTTTGAGGCGGCAGAGTGGGCAACACCTGAAATTGATACCCCACAGGCCGCTAGGGCGGTCATACAGTGCTTTAACGGCCATGGGGCTGATGACCTAGCCAACGTTTTGACCCTACTCAGGCAGGCCGCTAAAGCCCCTGTGAAAGCCATTGATTTGGAAACGTGGCCGCTGCGTCCTTATGCTGAGGGTGCCACCCTGCTAACGGTAGCCCTAAGCTTTGGAAACACGAATTTTGCGTTTGCCTATAATCACCCCAAAGCCAAGTGGAAACCTGATGAAAAGAAGCAAATCAGGAAGGCCCTAAAAGAGGTGTTTGACAGTGAAGGCAAGGTTATCGCTCACAACGCCCCATTTGAGTGTGAGTGGCTGATTAAGGAACTTGGCAAAGAAATTATCTACCATGACGCTTGGGAATGCACCATGATGCAGGCCCATTTTCTAGATGAACGCCGTGGTAAGCGAGGCGGCAATGATGAACAATTCCAACCAAACCCGTACCAAGCATTAGATTTTCTCGTCAAGCAGTATTTCGGTTTGAGCTATAAGCCTCTATTCAAGCTTGACCGCAAAAACATGATCAACGCTGATCTGGATGAGACGCTTGTGTATAATGGTGCCGATACCAAGTACACGTTACGGCTTTGGAAGTTCCAAACCCAACTGTTGAAAGAGCGCGGGCTACACAAAGCCTACTTGGAGGCCGTAGATAGGCAACCCACTGTCGCCTTGATGCAGTCAATCGGCATTGACATTGACAAAAAGGAAAATGATCGGGGCAGGAAGGGGCTGGGGGCTATTATTTCGCTGATAGATAGCGAAATACATGATGCCCCTGAAGTCCAGAAGTACGAAAACGTAACCAAGCAAAAATTCAATCCTGCGTCACAGCCAGAACTAATAACGTTCCTCAAGGATTATCTGAAGATTAAGAAAAGCCTCTTGATCAACAATGAGGGTAAGGAAAGCACAGACAAAAACACTCTTGCTAAAATCGACCATCCTATAGCCAAGTTGGTTGAGGATTTCAGAAATTTCTCCAAACAGAAATCCACGTATTTTGATCCTTTTGAATTGGGACAGGGTGCGTTCATTTGGCCGGACGCGAGGATACACCCTTCCTTCAACACGACATTTGCTGAAACCGGACGCACAAGCTGTGTTCGCGCAGATGTGCCAATTAGGACTGAGGAGGGGCTCAAACAAGCAAAACAAGTTTGTCTAGGTGATCGTGTCTGGACACACCAAAAACGTTGGAAGCGCGTTACTGCACTTTGGCGTAAGGGTGTTCAGCCCATGTACGCCGTGCATCTTAGCAATGGGTCAGTTTTGACTTGTACCAAAAATCACCGTGTGTTAGGAAATGATGATTCTTGGCACACCGTTGGTGAAATTTATGGTCTATTCAAAAAAGTGGGTAGCAGTCGCTACCAATCGAGATTGGGTATTGCATCTTTACCGTTCAAAGGAAATATTTTCGGTCAAGGAAATAGCGAAACGGTTAAATACCACCGAATCAAATGTTTGGTGGGTGACCCGCAATTGTATTCCAAAAGCAGAATTGAGGATTTTGAAAACGTTGAGATATTCGGCCTCAAAGACCGGGGCAAAAAATCCAATGAAAGGATTGGTTGGGGATCTTTCCCCCAATTGGAAAGGTACTTGCAGCGATCACAAAGGATATTTTACAATCCTTCACAAAGGAAAGCGCAAGTTTGTACATCACGTAAGGGTTATGGAAGAGTTGAAGATACCAGCAATTCCGAATGGATGGGAAGTACACCACATCGATGGGGACACGGCGAACAATCATCCCGACAATCTGGCGCTTGTCACCAAGAGGGGGCACAGGGCTATTCACTCAAGAATGCGTCAGGACAGCAAGTCATTACAATTGAAAAAATTGAGGCTTGCGGAAGCAGCGAAGTATTTGACTTGACAGTTGAAGATGATGCGAGTTATGAAGCGTGTGGCATATTTTCTCACAATTCCGATGAACCGAACCAACAGAATTGGCCTTCAAGGCATGACAAATGGGTGCGTAAGCAGCTTGTAGCCCCCAAGGGCTATGTCTTTGTGGCCTTTGACTACGGCCAGTTGGAAGCCTGCACAGCGGCCATGTGTACGCGAGATAAGGTGCTGGTTAAAGCTCTCTGGGAAGACTACGACATTCACATGGAATGGGCCATTAAGGCTGCGAAACGTTATCCAGTTTTCATCAATGGACTGGAAAATATCAAAGATCCAGCAATCATAAAACCGTTCCGCAGTCTGATCAAAAACAAACTCGTATTTCCCGCCTTTTTTGGTGCCAAAAATGAATCTGTTGCCGGTTACCTGAATGCCCCAATTGGGCCAATTAACAAGCTTATGGATGAATTTAGAGGCACCTTCCACGGTGTTTTCAATTGGCAACGGAGGTTGATGAATGATTATTACGAAAGCGGCTTTGTTGAGTCTCCTACAGGTCGTCGCCGTCATTATCCTCTTACAAAAAACCAAGCCGTTAATTATCCGATTCAATCGGTCGCTTGTGACATTGTATGCCGCGCTATGGTGCGCCTTTCTATTGCTGCAATTGACAGTGGGAAGTGGTGGCTGCACCCCGTAATGAACATTCATGACGACCTCAGCTACGTCATACCCGACGAACCAAAAATTCTTGAGGAAGCCATAGAGACCATCTACAGAACTATGCTCACACCGCCATACAATTTTGTGAACGTTCCGCTAAGTGTAACCTGTTCCTTGGGCGCAAATTGGCTTGAGATGGATGAGTTAGGTAAATTCTGGAGCCACAGAGACCTATGAAACTAAAGCCTCCGCCCTCAATTTCAGTGTTGAAAACATCATATTACTATGATGCCTTATTGGGCAGATTTCGTCATAAAAGGAATAAAGCAAAGTTGTAAAGGACGATTCGTATAGCTTTGTGAACGTTCCGTTGTCAGTCAGTGCGTCCATTGGGTCAAACTGGCTTGAGATGGAGGAACTGGGCAAGTTCTGGAGCCATCGTGATCTCTGAACTGTGGAAAGATATTGAAGGAGGCTGCTAAAATGAACATCTACCTTGCAGCCACATATGGCCAAATGATTGAGATGCGAGAGGTTGCTGAAAAGCTTAAAGCAGCCGGGCATACCGTAACATCGCGATGGATAAATGGCGATGAAGAAGGAATGTCACGTGAAAGAGCCGCGTTGATGGACATTGCTGACATCGACTACGCCGACACGATCATGGCTTTTACCCTACCGCCGCACACAGCGCACACTGGCGGTGGCAGGCACGTGGAGTTTGGCTACGCTTTTGCGACAGGAAAGCGGCTGATTATCGTCGGTGAAAAAGGCGAGCATGTTTTCCACTACCTGCCCAATGTTGAACATTTCAATGCGTTAGATGAAGCAATAAAGGGGCTGTGAGCTTTGAAGAGCACACCACAAGATAATCCCTATGACGTATTAGGCATCGAACCTGATGCGTCAATTGACGACATCAAAAAGGCATATCACCGGCAGGCCCGTAAGAATCACCCGGACTTGGGTGGCACTGAAGAGGCCTTTGCCAAGGTGAAAAGAGCGGCTGACACGCTGCTCGACCCCGAATTACGCCTTCAATTTGATCAAAACGGCGTATCAGACGAAAAGCGCGTCGACAATGATATGGCAATTGCCATGCAGCGAGTTGCCGAATTTTTCGTACAGAGTATTGATGCCATTATAACATCAAATACCAACATGGACAGTCTAGATTTAGTCGGCGGGGGTGTCGCGTTCTTTGATGATAAGATCTCAAAGAGCAGATCATATGTCCTCAAATCACAGAGGTTGGTCAAGCAGTACGAAAAGGTGCTGAGCCGCTTGCGCACCAAACGCAAGGATGACATCGTTTCAACCATGTTGAAAAATCAAATTGGGCGTCTAAAACTCAATGAGGAATTAAACAACAAAGATATAAGAATAAGTGAGATGGCCAAGGAAATACTCAAGGATTATGAATTTGTGACCGAATCCCCATGGGCAAGCACGCCCAGTCGTCTCACATTGGGCCGTAAGCTTTTCCCATGAGTTCATTTCATACGAAATATCGCCCGACTTCGTTCAATGAAGTCCTAGGGCAAGCCGCGATCGTAAAATCCCTTGAGCGGGTAGTAAAAGACAATCGCGCCCATACGTTCCTGTTTTGCGGCCCTGCTGGCACCGGGAAAACCACATTGGCGAGGTTATTAGCGGCAGCTTTTGGTGGTGTCGGAACCAATTTGTATGAATATGACGGAGCATCCAAATCGGGCGCAGAGGATATGCGCCAATTGGTTTCAAATCTCTATTACAAAGCGGTAGGGCTTACCCCCGTCAAGTTTGTGATTATCGATGAAGCTCATAAGCTTTCATCTGCTGCATGGGACGTGCTTCTAAAGCCCACTGAGGAACCACCATCTCACGTCTATTACGCCTTTTGCACCACCAACGTGGGAAAAGTCCCCAAAGCCATCATTACTCGCTGCCTCAAGTATGATCTAAAACCTCTTAAAGAGGATGAAATCCTCGATCTGTTGTGCAGTGTCATTGACACTGAAAAATTATCGATCAACGAAGAAATCATTGAGATAATCTCTGAAGAAGCGTCCGGAAGCCCCCGGCAGGCCCTCGTTTTTCTTGAGGCGTGCGTGGGGGTCAAGAGCGCAAGCGAAGCGCGTGAAATCATCAAGACAGCCGGGTTCCAAAAGGAAATAGTTGATCTAGCCCGTTGGCTTGTGAGCGGGCAAAAGCGCACGTGGGCAGAAGCCATGCGCTTGGTTAAGGGGCTTGAAGGTCAAGAGGCTGAAACAATCAGGATAGTTCTACAGAACTATTTTGCCGCCGTACTCCTCAATACCAAAAAGGAGGCGGCTGCCATCCCATTATTGGGTTTAGTGGAAGCTTTTTCACGTCCGTATGTTCAGTCTGATAAGCTTGCACCCCTCCTCTATTCAATTGGCATCGCCATGAGGTTAGACAAATGAAAGATCACAAAAAAGAAATGAGTGCTGAAGAGATTGTTGAAGCGGCAGGCGTGAAAGATGGCAGCAATCGTAAGAATTTTATGGTTCAAGCCGTGATCATTTACGATGACAAAGGAAACTACCTGATCCACGGTAGCAATGACGGTACCCCAGCCGATCTTCTGAAGAAAATGCAACCGCTGTGGGACATCAACCCCCTGACTGAGACGGCCCGGTATGTGACATTTCAAATGAGTGTGCCCGAAGTGGCGTCTTTGCCAAGTGTCCGAATATTCACTGAACAGTAATGCCGTATTCTCTCGAAGAGCTGCATCAGGGCTTGACAATAGACAAGCTTGCGCTGGATGACGAAGTTATCCGGCAACCATCCTTGTTCTATCAAGTCAGCGAGCAATTGACGCTGGCCATTGCCGAGCGTGATGCAGCCAAGGAAGAACTCGCAAATACAGATGCCAACCTTTCTCAAAGGTGGCGGAAGCACCTAAGCAAGGATGGTAAGCGCGCCACGGATGCATCTGTTGCACAACTTGTCCAGACCAGCGATGAGCATGAGAAGGCTTTTACGCAGTGGCTTGTGGCCAAAACCAAGGCTGATAAACTTCTTGCACTCAAGGATGCATTTCAGCAAAGAAGCTACATGCTTCGTGACTTGGTAACCCTTTATTCTGCCAATTACTTTGAAGATGCTTCGTTGAAGCCTACGAAGGCGCAGGAAGCTTCTCAATATGCTGCTAACCGCGCCCGTATAGCTAATGCAAGGGCATCCAAGGCTAAGTAATGAGATTCACTGACTTCGTTCTATTGATTGTCATTACGGCCGCAGCCATCGGTGCGGTAGGGCATTCTTGGATACATTCCTTCTTTGCCAAAAAGGAGGAGTTGCTTAACAAGCTTCACATGGAAATAGAGAAAGGTCCATAATGGTACGGAAGGAAGAGCAGCGCGGCTTTAACTATCAGCGGCGGTCAACAGACGCCTACAAAGAGCGCGCCAACATGCGTGGTGGCAACTTTGACACTCTGTTCAAGCCGAAGTTCAAACAGTGGAAGCCCAAAGAGGGCAAAAACCGCATCAGGATCCTTCCGCCCACTTGGAAAGGTGCCAAGCATTGCGGCTTTGATATCTTTGTCAACTACGGCATTGGCCCAGACAATCAATCGTACCTCTCATTGAGCAAGCATGGGCAAGGCGATGACCCGCTTGCTGAGGCGCGACGGGACGCCCTCAATGAGGGTGACAAGGAGTATGCCAAAAAGCTCCAGACAAGTCAGCGCATTTTGTACTGGATCATTGACCGCATGGATGAGGAAGAGGGCCCGTTGCTGTGGGCCGCGCCTTTCACCTTTGACAAGGCCCTGATGAACCTTTGCATTGACGAGGATACCAAGGCCGTTATTGAGCTCGATCATCCGGTTGAGGGCCGTGACATCCGCTTCTACCGGGAAGGTTCCCAACTCAATACCAAGTACGACCCAAGCCGCATGAAGCTCATGGATCCGTCCAGCATTCACGAGGACGAAGGCATTGAAGAGGAGTGGCTTGATTTCATTAAG